AAAGTAAGAACGAATAGTGATTTAACAGAACCACAAGTGAATAAAATACTAGGACTATAATATGACATTTATAACAGACAAACAAAAGAGTATACTACAAAGTTTTACAAGATATCGTTCCCCTATAGATGAAGAAAGTCTATACAAAGGAATTGATATAAGATGTCTAAAACTATTTAAGAAACATTTTAAAGGACTGTTTATCTATAGACCGCGTGGTGGTCGTTACTATATACAGAATAACTGTACTATGGAAGATGCAAAGACATTTGCGATATATCAAAGATGAATAAAATTATACTAACACTTTTATTGTTTGAAATATCTTTACATCTATTAGAAGTGTACATAGACTTAAAACAAATAGGTTATTGGTTATGATTGAGATACTACAAGAGATTACTGAATGGGAAGATAGTGTTCCGAATCATATATACTATGTAAAGGACAAGAATAAGCTTGTGGCGTATATACCACAGGGTACAACAAATAAAATAGAACTCACTAAACCTTTGATGTTTAGTAAGTCTAGGAGAAAATTTAAAAAATTATGAAATACAAACATGAATCAATGAGTGAGTATTATAGTGAAAGTGGCGGATTCTCTACTGAGGTAGTCAGAATTGAAGTCAATGAAAATGTACTGTATTCTGTAACTGATAGTACGGGTAATCATTTAGGTTACTTTGATAATGAATGTGATGCAGAGGCAGTAGCTGAGGATTCTGTATTGTGAAAAATCTGAAAGATTACGAGAAGAATTTATTTACATGGTGTAAGAGTAGTATCGGAAACTATAAGAACACAAAGAAGAAAAATAGAAAGGCATATGAGGATATGATAAAACATAACTATGATAAAAGAGAAACTTAAACATAAAGGAATCACAGTAGACTGTTCTGGCCCTGATGGGAATGCATTCTATCTGTTAGGACTTGCTCAAAATCTAGCGAAAAAACTCTGTTGGTCGGACAAAGAGATTACGAAGTTAATAACTGAGATGAAGTCGAGTGACTATGAGCATCTGGTGTTGGTCTTTGATAAACACTTTGGTTGGCATGTGACCCTAGAGTTTGATGTGCATCCGAGTAGTAAGTACGCAAATAAGGTATGATAGAACTATTGAAAGATTTTTTTAAACTGATTCTATATGGATATGTGATATATGTCGGAATATCTATAGTAGGATTCTTTTTATTAATGGGTATTATGTGGGTGTCTTGGACATGAATGGGCACTTGACATTTCTTGAATGGACTGTTATAATGGCAGTAATAATTTATTTAACAATAGAGGTAATAGTATATGGACAAAATATTTAGTCTAAAAAACGCAGGAGCATTCTTTGTTCTTTATGGATTTATAAGTATGTTTGGCATTGTTGGATTTGTAGAAGGTCTAACAGTCATAGGAATCTTTGAAGTGATTGAGATAATCATACGAGCATTTCTATCAGGTCTAGTGATGTATCTAGGAGCGAGAATATACAATGGAGAATGAAAAACAACTAGAAAAACTTTTGATAGAAATGAATCAAGAAACGGTTGGATTTCGTGGAGATGAACTTGGTCTATTTGATTATCAAGATTTAGATACTACAACTCGCGAGGCGAAGTGGCAGATACTAGCATACTTAATAGATGCACAGAAGATTACGCCTAGAGAGATAGGAGTACTTTTTGAAAAGAACCCGTGGTTTACTGATTGGTATAAGCGTATGGTATTATCAGATATACCTGTATCGGAAACATATCACTAATGAATTTAATTTAAATAGTAAGAGGTAAACATTATGATAAACTTTATATTATTTGTAACTGTAGTAGTCTTTTGGCTAGGTGCAGTTTATCTATATTTTGTATTGTCTAATATGCTAGAGGATGTTCGAGAAATCAATAAAGATATAATCGAATGTAAAGCAATGATGAAACAAAAAATAGAACAAGATAGTGCAAGAGCAGAAATCACGAATGATGAATTTCTAGGTATCTAATGTCTTTAAAAGAACTATCAAACAATCTTCGAACAGAGGATGAGTTTCACATATTCGTAAAAAAGGAGCGAGTGATACGCAGACCACTATCTTTACACCACTTACATAAAGACATGGCAGACATCATTCGCTCTCACAAACACGAAGAAGAAAGAAAGTCAAATGTGAAAGCATTCATGACAAATTATTTTTTACACAAACAACATTCAATCATAAATGATGTTGCAAATAAAGCAATTGGTATTATACAAAGTATACAAGTCAAAGACCAGAAAGGAAATCTAGATAAATTTTTTACTTTTGATTGTTGGGGTGCCATCTATCAAGAGAATGATTACACAATACCTCATACCCATGGCCCAGCATTTTGTTCATGGGTTTATTATATTGAGATGCCGAACAATGCTCCACCCTTATACTTTGATGAAGCAAAATTTAAAGTATATCCCAAACCAGATGAAATAATTTTATTCCCAGGCCATGTCAGACACGAAGTGCCAAAGGCAATTGACATGACTGGTGAAAGAATTGTTCTTGCTGGAAATATCTACCTAGACTATCGTAATACCTAGTATAAATAATCTACATGAACGAAAACTATTTCATGGGCCTCGATGGCTTTGTATGGTTTACTGGTGTTGTAGAAAATCGTAATGACCCTGCAAAACTTGGTAGAGTACAAGTCAGGTGTTTAGGTTACCACACAGAAGATTTAAACGATATCCCATCAGAAGATTTACCATGGGCTCATGTCATGATGCCTGTAACCGACCCTGCAATGCAAGGACTTGGTACTTCACCAACATTTCTTACAGAAGGCACTTGGGTAGTCGGATTCTTTCGTGATGCAAATGAAAAACAACAACCAATCATTATGGGTTCGTTACCTGGTGTTCCAGCATATGCTGCTGATTCATCTACAGGATTTAATGACCCTAGTGGAAAATACCCTGGTACGATTTCACATTCTAATCATGGACTTAATGAATCAGATGTATCTAGACTTGCAAGAGGTGAAGATGGTGAAACTCATAAACTTTTAATTGACAGAAGAACAAATATATTTAAAGATATTGTTGCAGCTTCAAAACCAAACATACCATCAGTTTCCACAGATACAAGTAAAGAAGAAAATCCTAAATTTAGTGAACCTAACCCTAGAGGTGTAGAAACCACAGGTACATCTACAGGTGCATATCCTTTCAATCATGTACACGAATCTGAAGCAGGTCATGTATCAGAAATAGATGATACACCTGGTGGAGAAAGATTACTAAGACAACATAAGTCAGGTACCTATGAGGAAATAGTTGCAGGTGGTTCAAAGTCAGTTAAGGTAGTCGGTGATAACTTTGAATGTGTAGTAGGTGGTTCAAATGTTTTTATTCAAGGAAATGTTAACTTAACCACTTATGGAACTAGGAGAGATTTTATTGCTGGAGATTATATATTAGAGGTTGGTGGAAAGTACACAAGAAAAATACATGGAAGTGAACAAGTTAAGATTAATCAAAACTTAGAGCAAGTAGTGGGCTCTGAAGACCAACCAGCCAATCATTCATATAATATTTCTGGTGCAGTTAAAGGTGCAATTGGTACATCTAGTGATGCACAGAGTAGAGATTTTGATTTGAATGTTGGAGGTAACTTTGGAACAACTGTTGGTGGTGACCATTACATTACATCCGTTGGTGAAATGAGTTTACAATCTGTATCTAAGAATGTAAGAATAACAGCATTATCTAATATAGGATTATTAAGTGTTGGAAAAGTATCAATAATTTCTGGTGGTGATATGGCAGTTAAATCTCAAACAAAAATAAATATTAAATCAGAGGCAGTAGGTTCATTATTGTTTAGTGGTAATGGAAGTACAGTCACAGCAAATAATGGTAGTGGAACAAGTATAGAACTTACAGGTCATGTACATGGACAACCAGATACTGGTGCAGATGCTACAGTACAAGGTAATACATTGGCACCTGTTGCATAGGAGAAAAATATGTCAATAGCAAATAAATTAAAAATACCAGATTTGTGTGGAGCAGGGTCATCATTTGATTCTGTGTTAGGTGAGGTTGATAATCTATCAAATCAAGCATTAAATAAAATAGATGGTGCAATAGATTTAGATGCATCTTCTATTATAGGTGATATAGAAACAAGTTTAACACCACTTGCAAATAGTATAACTGGTATGTTACCACCATTACCAGATGTTCCTAATATTAATATGCAGGCAGAACTCAAAGCATTAAATAATCTTACAGCAGGTTCAGCACAATATGTAGAAAAATTAGCAACACTTAAAACACAGTTTGGAAGTGCAATAGATTTAGATTCTTTAGATTTAGCAAATGTAGATGTATGTTCATTAGATAATATTTCTTTGTCTAGTGGAGGTGAAGCAGTAACTCAAGCTAAAGATGTCGTACTAGCAACTGCTGGAGAAACAAAAGACACTTTGGCATCTTTAGGTAATTTTACAGTATCAGTCGGATAATCTCTTATAAATAATAATTAAATAACTAGGGGTTTCCAATGTCGGCATATAAAGATGCACAAGCTCAAAATGATATCAGTCGTAATGTCAGACAATATTCTGATTTAGATTTATTCTTTACTAAGAAAACTGTAGGTTCTGATGTCAATAAAGTTACTGATATACAAGCAGTTAAAAGGTCGTTAAGAAATCTTATAAATTTAAATGAATTTGAAAAACCATTTCACCCAGAGATAGCTGGTGGAATTAGAGATATGTTATTTGAAAACATGTCACCTATAGTTGCTGCAGTACTAGCGAGAAAGATAGAAGATGTCATACAAAACTTTGAACCAAGATGTCGTTTAGTATCAGTTAGAGCTCTACCAGACTTTGATAGAAATATCTACAATGTAACAATAGAATTTTATGTAGTTAACGCACCCACAGAACTAGTAGACTTATCAGTCATGTTAGAGAGAATAAGATAATGGCAACAAATGATAAAAGACTAAGAGTAACAGAATTAGACTTTGATAATGTTAAAACTAATCTTAAAACATTTTTAAAAGCACAGAACGAATTTAAGGACTATGACTTTGAGGGTTCTGGTATGAATATTTTATTAGATACTCTTGCATACAATACTCACTACTTAGGATTTAATGCTAACATGTTAGCAAATGAAATGTTCTTAGATAGTGCATCACTTCGTTCAAGTGTAGTATCTCATGCCAAATCGTTGGGATATGAAACAACATCATCAAGAGCACCTTATGCAACAATCAATATAAGTTTATCAACAGATGCAAATACAAAAACAATGTCATCAGGCACAGCATTTACAACTAATATTGATGGTACAGATTATCAGTTTGTTACGATTGCAGATGTGACTGCAAGTAACACAGGTGTAGCTGTACCATTTGATAGTATAAAAATTTATGAAGGTACTTATGTTACATCATCTTATACAGTAGATACTTCTGATGTAGACCAAAGATTTTTATTAACCGATGCAAGAGCAGATACCTCAACACTAACAGTTAAAGTACAAAACTCATCATCTGATACTACAACTACAACTTATACTAAAGCAACAGATATAACACAACTTACATCAGCAAGCACAGTTTATTATTTACAAGAAACTGATAGTGGTTTGTATGAAGTTTATTTTGGTGACGGCACAGTTAGTAAAGCTCTATCAGATGGTAATATTGTACAACTACAATATGTAGTTACAAATAGAACACTTGCAAATGGTGCCTCATCTTTTAGTTCGCCTTCAAGTATTGATGGTGTTACAGGTATTACAGTAACAACTGTTGCAAATGCCACTGGCGGTTCTAACCCAGAAACAATACAATCAATAAAACTTAATGCTCCATTAGATTATGCAGCTCAAGGTAGATGTGTAACAGTAGATGATTATAAAACTTATACTAAAAAATTATTTGCAAATACTCAGGCAGTTTCTGTTTGGGGTGGAGAAGATGGTAGTTATGATACAAGTACAGGTGTATCATCTAACCCAGAATATGGTAAAGTGTTTATCTCAATTAAATCTACTACAGGTGAAAATTTAACAACTGTACAAAAAAGTAACTTGGTTGCAGCATTTGCTCCATTCAAAGTTGCTTCAATTACACCAGTGGTTGTAGACCCAGAAACAACATACTTAATTTTAAATGTTTCATTTCAATATGATTCAACAGCAACAACATCTACTAAAGATGAGTTAGCAAGTTTAATAGCTACAACTGTTTCTAATTATAACTCAACAGACTTACAAGAGTTTAATAGTTCGTTTAGACATTCTAAACTATTAGGACTAATTGAT